TGGAGTAAACAAGTTAACTTTGCTAACAGAGCAACAATAAATGCAACATTTAGAGAGGTGTTTGAACCATGAGCAGTTCTGCTATTGTTAGTGATTTACAAAATATAAATCCATCATCAATAATAGAACTTTTTACTCTTACATTAGATAGCACATTACATGGTGCATCTACTGTATACAGGTTTCATGCTGGATCTACGTTAAATAATAATGGTGAGATAGTTTGGGCTGGTAATACATATCAAAGATTTCCTATAAAAGCAGAAGGTTTTGCTTTTCAAAAAGGTCAACTACCAAGACCAACACTCACTGTTAGTAACGCATTAGGAACGATCACAGCCATATTATTAAATGTAAACAGTACAACTACTGGAAACGATTTAACAGGTGCAACAGTAACAAGAATAAGAACACTTGCTAGATTTATTGATGCTGTTAACTTTCCAGAAAATGTAAATCCATATGGTACGCCAGATGCTACAGCAGAGTTTCCACAGGAAATATATAAAATTGACAGAAAATCAGCAGAAAATAGAGAGTTTGTACAGTTTGAGTTAGCTGCCGTATTTGATCTTGCTGGTATTCGTGCGCCAAAAAGACAATGTACTAGAGCAGAGTTTCCTTCTATTGGTACGATACAAACATGAATTGGAAAGAAGCTGCTCTTAATCATGCAATACAAGAAGATCCAAAAGAATGCGTTGGTCTTCTGTTAAACATTCGTGGTAAAGAAAGATATTTTCCATGTCGTAATTTATCAATGACAGCCCATCAATGTTTTATTTTAGATCCAGAAGATTATGTAAAAGCATCTAATTTAGGAGAAGTTACTGCTGTTGTTCATAGTCATCCAACAACACCACCAGTAGCAAGCCAGGCAGATATGGTTGCCTGTGAACATAGTAAGTTGCCTTGGCATATTGTTAATCCTAAAACACAAAAGTGGGGATATTATGAGCCACAAGGTTATGAAGCTCCATTACTTGGTAGGCAATGGGTATGGGGCGTTACAGATTGTTGGTCGTTAGTAAGAGATTATTATAAAAAAGAAAAGGGTATAAATCTTGTTGATTATGAAAGACCTATAACACCAGAAGAATTTATGAAAAAACCATTATTTGAACAGTACGCACAATTAACAGGATTTAGAGAACTAGAGCCAAATGAAAAACTACAAAGTGGTGATGTTTTATTAATGAGCATATTAGATTCAACGCTAAATCATGTAGCTATTTTTTTAGGAGATGAAGTATTACACCATTTAACCGATAGACTATCTTGTAGAGAACCATATTCACAATGGTTATTAAAATGCACTGGTAAGAGGTATCGTTATGCTTCGTAAAATAAAGCTATATGGTGAGCTTGCAGAATTTGTAGGTCATAAAGAATTTGAAGTGCAGGTTGATAGTTTACAAAAAGCTGTAAGTTTTCTTGTTAATAATTTTGCAGGTATAGAAAAATATATGAACCCTAGATATTACCAGGTAAAGGTTGGTGACTATGCTGTTGATGAAACTGAAATATTACATCCAATAGGACAGGAAGATATACATTTTGTACCTGTGATAACTGGTGCAGGTCGTGGTTTTGGAAAAATATTGTTAGGTGCTGCATTGATAGGTATAGCATTTTTGATGCCAGTTGCATCTGGTGGTCTTAGTTTAGGTGCTGGAATAAAAGCTGGATCATTGGCAAAAGTCGGTTTTATGACAAAGATGGTTGCTGGTGTTGGTGCTAGTTTAGTTTTATCTGGTGTATCAGATATGTTATTCCCATTGCCAGATGTACCAGCATTTGAGGACACTCAAGATCCAAGGCTATCATTTAGTTTTGGAGGAACGCAGCAGACAGGCAGGGCTGGAACTCCAGTGCCTTTGGTATTTGGAGAAATCTTTACTGGCTCAGTGGTAATCAGTGGTTCTATAGATACGGAGCAGGTACAGGCATGATTGAAAAAAAACACCTTATTAGAGGTGCAAAAGGTAATGATCCACCCCCATCACCACCGCAACCGACTAGAGAGCCTGATACTTTACATAGTAGGCAGTTTGCTACTTTTTTAGATCTTGTATCTGAGGGAGAGATAGAAGGTTTTGCAACAGCATCAAAAGAAGGTAGAACAAAAGGAACAACTGCATATAACAATGCTGCACTAAAAGATGTTTTTCTTAATGACACTCCTGTATTAAGATCTAGTGCGGATTCTACAAATCCACAAACTGTAGATTTTAATTTTCAAGATGTAAAATTTACACCACGTTTTGGTACTGGTAGTCAAACAAAAATATCTGGCATTCAAAGCAGTGAATCTACAACTAGTGTCGGTGTTACAGTTACTAACAGCACTCCAGTTACCAGACAAATAACAAACACAAATGTTGATGCAGTAAAAGTATCAATTACATTTGCACAGCTACAAAGAGCAACTAACGAGGGTGATCTACTAGGTGCAGAAGTGCAACTTAAAATTGCTGTACAATATAATTCTGGTGGTTTTACAGATGTTATTACTGACACTATAAAAGGTAGAAGTGGAGATCAATATCAAAAAGATTATCGTGTGAATATAACTGGGGCATTCCCAGTTGATATAAGAGTTAGCAGAGTAACTGCTGATGCTACTGAAACTAATTTACAAGATACATTTCAATGGACTAGTTTTGGCGAAATTATAGATGATGCATCTACATATTTAAACAGTGCATATAGCTCAATAAGGCTAGATTCTATGCAATTTAGTGCAATACCAAGACGTAAATTTAGAATTAGGGGCATAAAAGTACGAATACCTGGCGCAGGTGCATCAAGTTCTGGTACGCCAATTATCGACAGTACTAATGGCAGAATAGTATATCCAGATGGCTACATTTTTAACGGAGTAATGGGTGCTGCTGTATGGACTTCCTGTCCAGCAATGATACTCTTAGACCTTCTAACAAATACAAGATATGGTTTTGGTGATCATATAACAGACAGTTCGTTAGATTTATTTAGTTTTGTAGCTGCTAGTAAGTTTGCTAATACTCTTGTAGATGATGGTTTTGGTGGACAAGAACCCAGATTTAGTTGCAATGTCAATATACAAAGTCCCCAAGAAGCATTTGATCTAATTAATTCTTTGTCAGGTGTAATGAGATGTATGCCAATATGGTCTGCTGGAACAATAACTATTACACAAGATAAACCTGCTGATGCTAGTTATTTGTTTAATTTAGCAAACGTAACAGAAGAAGGTTTTAATTATTCTGGCAGTAGTTTAAAAACTAGGCACAGTGTTGTATCTGTTGCTTATTTTAATATGGATAGTCAAGAAATTGACTATGAGGTTGTAGAGGATACTACTGCAATATCTAAAATAGGTACAGTTGTAAAACAGATAAAAGCATTTGCTTGTACATCAAGAGGACAGGCAAGAAGATTAGGCAAGGCAGTATTATTTGCAGAACAAAATGAATCAGAAGTAGTAGCTTTTTCTACATCTATAGATTCTGGTGCAGTTGTAAGACCAGGTGCGATTATAGAAATAAATGATCCTGTTAGAGCAGGTGTTAGAAGAGGTGGCAGGTTATCTGCTGTAGTTTCTACAACTGTAGTTACTGTTGATGATACAGAGGCTACAGATTTCGCAGTTGATAGCAGTGGTAATCCTGTTGGTGATGCAACATTATCTTTAATATTGCCAGACGGAACCGCAGAAAGTAGAACAATATCATCTGTATCTAATGGCGTTATAACTGTTGATACTGCATTTTCACAAACACCAAATGTTAATACTGTATGGATGATATCTAACGTAACTGTTCAATCACAATTATTTAGAGTAATAACAGTAGAAGAACAAGATGGTATTAACTATTCAATATCAGCACTTTCTTATGTAGAAGGTAAGTATGCGTTTATAGAAGATGGTGAGGCATTACCAGCAAGAAACGTATCTAAATTAAATGAACTAACAGCACCACCTGATTCACTAAATGCAGTAGAAAAAATATTTCCTATCAATAATCAGGCAGTATCAAAAATTGTTATAAGTTGGCAGCCAATTGTAGGTGTTGTGCAATATCAAGTTAACTATAGATTTGAAGATGGAAATTTTGTAAGCGAAAAAGTATCTAGACCTGACTTTGAAATAATGAACAGTAGAAAAGGAACATATGAAATACAAGTATTTTCTTACAATGTATTAGATCAACTATCAGCAACATCTACAAATATTACCTTTGAAGCTGTTGGTAAAACAGCAGTTCCACAAGATGTAACTGGTTTATTAGTAGAGACAATATCTGACCAGCTTGTTAGGTTACGTTTTAATCAAGCTACTGATATTGATGTTTTACATGGTGGAAACGTAGTTGTAAGACATAGTAATTTAACAGATGGCAGTGGTACATTTACTAATTCTGTTGATCTTATACCTGCTTTACCAGGTAACGTATCAGAAACTATGTTACCTGCAATTGATGGTGAATATATTTTAAAATTTAGAGATGATGGTGGGAGGTTAAGTGCTGGAGAAGCCTCAGTAGTTGTTACGAATCCAGATCCATTACCAAAACTTACAACATTTACAGATAGAGAAGATACAGACTCACCACCTTTTGGTGGTACAAAAGTTGATTGTTTTTTTAGTGATGATGTTAATGGTTTAGTACTTGGCTCACTTGCAACACTTGATGATGAGTCAGACTTTGATGCTATAGCGGATTTTGATTTTATTGGTGCTGTAGATATTACAGGTGGTAGTTATGATTTTGCTAATATCTTAGATCTTGGAACAGCACAACCATTAAGACTTACAAGGCATTTCGTTACTCAAGGTTTTTATCCCAATGACCTTATTGATAAAAGAACAGCAAATATAGATACCTGGACAGATTTTGATTCTGCAACAGCATTTGATGTTAACGCTAAATTATTAGTTGCTACAACTACTGCTGCACCAGCAAATGGCTCAAGTTACCAGGATAGTGATTTTTCTGGCAAAACATTTAACACTTTTGCTAATGGTATTCATATAGGAAGAGGATTTAAGTTTAGATGTGAAATGGATAGTGATGACCCTGCACAATCTATTGAGATAGATCAATTAGGATATACAGCAGAACTTGATAGAAGAACAGAACAAAAAACAAACCTGACATCTGGTACTTCAAGTAGTGGTTTAAATATTACATTTGATCATACATTTTTTACAGGATTTGGTGGAACTTCTGTTGGTGCTAATACACAGTTACCAAGTATTGGTGTGACTGCTAATGATTTAGGTGCTAATGAAAGATTTGAAATTACAAACTTATCAGGCACAGGTTTTACTATAAAATTTCTAAATGCTAGCAATAGTGTTATAAGTAAAACATTTAGTTTTACAGCAGTAGGTTT